CGTTAATATTAACTCTAATGTGTCCTGTTAAACTTCCTACACTTGTGTCCGTTGTTATACTTGACGATTGGTCTGAATTACTTGTTCCATCAAATCTAATAAACTCTTGATCTGCATCACCTTGGTCTAATGTTAAAACAGCAATCGCCGCGCTAGAACTAGCTTGATCCATTGTAACAAATGCACTTGTAGGTGAAGATGTTCCAAAACCTATTTTATCAGCAGAACCATCAGAAAAGAAAGCGTGTGTTAAAGTATTTGTTTCTATTCTAAAATCAACAGACGCACCAGATTCGTTAAATGTAAATCCACCACCATCAAAATCAATACCACCAGTGGCTTTGATACCACCTACGACATGAAGTTCTGTTGATGGTGACGCAGTTTTAATACCAACCCTGTCATTACCAGCGTCAGTAAAGAATAAGTTTGCATCGCCATTACCTTCAATTCTAAAATCTAAATCTGCACTAGATTCGTTAAATACAAAAGAACCACCGTCAAGAGATGTGTTACCAGCCACGGTCAGTGTTCCGTTGGCCGTGATATTTCCTGCATCGTTCAAAACATCGAACATTGTAGAACCATCAGAATACAAAATGTGTTTTGCACCTTGAACAAGGTTGGTTGCTGTTCCGCCTGCTGGTTTAAATCCTAATGTGTTTCCTCCATGAGTAGTGGCGTCGTCCACAATATACCAGTTTTCTACAGCTTCACACTGCATGGTAGTATTA